CAAATATTTTATGCTGGAGGTGCTGGTGGTGGCACACAGGCTTTGCCTTTTGGTATTGGTGCGGCTGGCGGTGGCAATGGTTGTCAAACTTCACCAGTAAGTTTAAATAGCACTGGATTGGCAAATACTGGCGGTGGCGGTGGTGCTGGTGGTAATCCATCTGGTGGAACTCCTGCTGTTTTATTTAATGGTGCGGCTGGCGGCTCTGGCATAGTTATCATCCGCTACCCATCTTACCTAGCCCCTGCTACATCAACAACAGGCTCACCAGAAACTTATGTCACAGGCTTTTGGCGTGTGTACAGATTTGTTGCCTCTGGCACGATTACTTTCTAAGGGATAAAAATGGCAACGGGTCTTTTTACTCTCAGACAACAAAACCAAGCAATCAGACAGAAGGCTTGGAGTGGTACGCAAAAAACTGCTTGGGTTGAATATCTAGTTGTCGCTGGTGGTGGCGGTGGCGGTGCAGGAACATCAGGTAGTAATGGTGGTGGCGCAGGTGCTGGAGGCTTGTTATCAGGAATTTATCTTGTGACTACAGATTCATCCATTACAGTGACTATTGGTGGTGGAGGTGCAGGTTCTTCAAACCCATCTGCAAATGGTAATAATTCTGTTTTTGGTTCTATTACCGCACTTGGTGGTGGTTATGGCGGTGGTAGTAGTTCATACATAACTGGTGGTTCGGGTGGCTCTGGTGGTGGCGGTTCTGGCTATATAGGATCAACAAATACTGGAGGTTTTGCCACATCAGGACAAGGAAATACGGGTGGCATTGGATATGGAGCTGGCGTAGGAGGAAATGGTGCTGGAGGAGGAGCAGGTGCAGGAACTGTTGGTTTAAATGCCTTAACAGCTGGGGCTGCTGGAAATGGAGGTGCTGGTATTGCTTCAGCTATCAATGGAACTATTACAACTTATGCGGGTGGTGGAGGTGGAGGAGCAGGTGGTGGAAATGTGCTAGGTATTGGAGGTGTTGGTGGTGGTGGCACAGGAACGGCTGGTAGTGCTGGTGGAAATGGTACAGCCAACACAGGAGGAGGTGGTGGTGGGTCTAATGGGGCATTTAATGGCGGCACTGGAGGATCTGGAATTGTAATCATCCGCTACCCAAGCACATTTGCTGATGCGGCAAGCGTTTCAAACGGCACAAAGACAACTGCTAACGGCTACACAATTTACACATTTACATCTAGCGGAAGTATCACACTATGAGTGCAAATCTTGGTGGTTTTATTAGCGCAACATTTAACCCTTTGAGTGGCGCACCTACTGCCGTTGAATACCTTGTGGTTGCTGGTGGGGGTGGCGGTGGCTATGAGGTTGGTGGCGGTGGCGGTGCGGGTGGACTTTCAAGTGCTGCATCGTTTGCCGTTGCTACAGGTTCTGCATTAACTGTGACTGTAGGTGCTGGCGGTGCTGGTTCAACTTCTATTGGTTCTTCTGGTAGCAATGGGCAAGCATCTGTTTTTAGTTCTATAACTTCATCAGTTGGCGTTGGAGGCAGTACCAATGTGGCTAATGGTGGTGCATCTGGGAACGGAAATGCTGGTGGCGTTTTTTACCAAGCAGGCACACTTTATGCTGGCGGTGGAGGTGGTGGCTCAGGTTCTATTGGGAATGCTGGAGCATCAGGTAAAGCTGGCGATGGCGGTACAGGTATTGTTTCAACAATAACTGGAACTCCAGTTCAATATGCTGGTGGAGGCGGTGGTGGATATTTAAGCATTAGCGGTGGCGCAACATCAAGTATGCGTGGCATAGGAATTTCTGGAAGTGGTTTTGGTGGTGTAAATAATAATCCTACTACAGTAGTTTCATCAACCTCGGCAACATCAAATAGTGGAGGCGGTGGAGGTGGCGGTGGATGGACAGGCGGATCAAACGCAAATGGTGGAAATGGTGGCTCTGGCATCGTAATTATTCGTTACCCTGCAACACAATCAGCACCAACTGCAACAACTGGATCACCCCAAATAAACTACGCTGATGGCTACCAAATCTACACTTGGACATCATCTGGAACTGTAACTTTTTAAAGGAAAATCATGGCACATTACGCACACATCACAAACGGCATTGTTGACCAAGTTATTGTTATTGATGCCGAGACTTTGGCAACGGGTCATTGGGGTGATCCGTCCGAGTGGGTTCAAACATCTTACAACACGCATGGTAATGTTCATGCTACGGGTGGCACTGCATTGCATAAAAACTATGCAGGCATTGGTTACACATGGGATGGCACAGGCTTTGCCCCTCCACAACCATTTGCATCATGGACAAAGAACGCTGAGACATACCTTTGGGAAGCCCCAACGCCTATGCCTACAACGGGTATGTACAAATGGGATGAAGCCACAACTGCTTGGGTTGAAGTAACTCAAGGAGCATAAGATGCCTCAGTATTCAGGCATTTATACGCTGTCTCAGGCAAGCCAAGCCATTAAAGACAACAATTGGACGGGACTGCCTCCGCAGAATGTGGAGTATTTGGTTGTTGCTGGTGGTGGCGGTGGCGGTAGTGATGCTAACGGGCAAGCCGGTGGCGGCGGCGCAGGCGGTTTGCTTGCGGGGTTTTCTGGAATAACTATTGGTTCAAGCCTAACTGTGACTGTAGGTGCAGGGGGTGCTGGTGGTGCTGCTGCTACTGATTCAACAGCTGGTGGTACAAGCGGTTCTAATTCTGTTTTTAATAATATTACTGCTACTGCTGGTGGTGGAGGTGGTGCATGGCGTACTGGTGCTAATCCTAAAACTGGTGGTTCTGGTGGAGGTGCATCTCAATCAGGTTCTGGTGTTAATGGTGCTTCTGGCATTTCTGGCCAAGGAAATTCTGGTGGTGCAATTGGAAACGCAAACGCTGGAGGTGGTGGTGGCGGTGCTGGCACTATTGGTTTAATTTCTGTTGCCACTATTGGCGGCAAAGGTGGTGCTGGTATTGCTTCTGCTATTTCTGGAACTGTGACTACATATTCTGGCGGTGGAGGTGGCGGTGCTGGAGATAACTCAAACGCAGGAACTTCAGGTGCTGGAGGTGTTGGTGGCGGTGGTAATGGTGGCTATGTAGCGGCATCTGCAAATAATGCGGCTACTGCTGGCTCTACAAATACTGGTGGCGGTGGCGGTGGTGGTGCTAATTACACATCATATTCTCCAAAATATTCAGGTGGTACTGGCGGTAGCGGCATCGTAATCCTCCGCTATCCAGATACATTCATAGCCGCAACAAGCACAACAGGTTCACCTACCATTTCTACGTCAGGTGGGTTTAGAATATACAAATTCACAGCTTCTGGCTCAATTACGTTCTAATCATGACAAATAAACTTGTACTTACTGATGAACAACTAGAGCTTCTAGTTGAAAAAGTTACTGAAAAAGTAATTGAGAATGTTTATATTAGCATTGGGGAAAGCATTGTTAAAAAGTTCTTTTGGGTTGTTGGCCTAGGAACAGTAGCTTTGTTTGCATGGTTAGGTGGAAATGGACATCTTAAATAATGTTTGGCTTTAACTCACTATCTGAAGCGGCCTTTTCATCACTAACAGGTGGTGCTAAAGATGCGTCTGCAAGTATTGATGCAACTTCTTCAGTAAGTGCTAGTGCCATTTATTTAGGAGCAGGAAGTGCAACAAGTGCTTCAACATCTTCTATTGTTGCAAGTGCAAATTACAGTGCAGGTGGTAGTGCAAACATTGATGCTGTTTCTGACATAACCGCCTTTGCAATTAGTGTCTATTCAACGATAATTATCGTATTCCCAGAAAGTACAGTAACTTCCAATGGTGAAGCTATACGTACCACATCTGCAAGCGCATCTGGTTTATCAAGTATGACCGCATCTGCAAGACTTAAATGGGAAACTGAAGCTGATGTTTCAGAAACTTGGACTGATATATCTGATATATCCGAAACTTGGACTACAGTAAATTAAGAGGTCAACATGGCTGATACAACAACCACAAACTTAGGTCTTACAAAACCAGAGGTAGGCGCATCTACCGATACATGGGGTACTAAGATCAATACAGACTTAGACACTATTGATAACTTGTTTGATACTGGTCCTTTACTTAAAGTAACCAAAGGCGGTACTGGTGTAGGAACTAAAACAGGCACAGGATCTGTTGTTCTAAATACATCTCCTACATTGGTGACTCCACTACTAGGAACACCTACATCTGGTGTGGCAACCAACCTTACTGGTCTGCCATTGACTACAGGTGTAACAGGAACTTTGCCTATTGCAAATGGTGGTACGGGTCTTACATCTGCAGGTGCTGCAGGATACTTTCTTAAGTCTGATGGAACTAATTTTTCAGCATCACCTATTGGTGGTAATTTTAGTATTCCAACATCTACACGTACATCCAATACTGTTTTAGCCGTTGCTGATAATGGTTACTACATTGATGTAACCAGTGGAACTTTTACTCAGACATTTACTTCTGCTACAACATTAGGTGCTGGATGGTGGGTTTACATTGGTAACTCTGGTACTGGTAACGTCACTTTAGATCCTAATAGTTCAGAAACTATTGATGGACTTAGTTCATTTGTTATGTATCCAAAAGAGGTACGTTTAGTTCTGTGTAATGGAACATCATTTAAGTCAGTTGTTATCAATACATTTAACGTAACTGTTACTTCTACTGGCTCTATTACGATTCCACCTGGTTATCAAAAGTTAACCATTGATGCTGTTGGCGGTGGCGGTGGAGGTGGCACTGGAGCAGTTAACTCTAGTGGTGGTTATAGATATGGGCCAGGAGCTGGTGCTGGTGGAGCAAGAGTTATTGCTACTGTTGATTCACCAACTGCAGGTTCTTCTGTAACTGCTACTGTAGGCACAGGTGGAACTGCAGGTGCTGCTGGTGGAAATTCATCATTTAATAATGTTATAGCTTATGGCGGTGGAGCAGGAGCAGGAGGTTCTACTACTTATGCTCAATTTGGTGGAGGCGGTGGTGGCGGTGGATTATTAAGTGTTGGTGGTAATGGCTCTAACAATGTTGGACCTGATAGTAGCAGTGGTTTAGGTGGAACACCAAGAACATTGACAACTGCTGGTGGATCAAATATTAGTTTTGGTGGTGGTAATGGATCTGGTGGATCTGGAATTTATGGTGGTGGTGGTGGTGGAAGAGCATACTTAAATGGTGAAGATGGCGGTGGATCGTTATATGGCCCTGCTGGAGGAGGAGCAGGTGCAGGTATGGATGGTGGCAATACCACTGCTTATGGTGGTGCTGGTGGTACATCAAACTCTTATACAACTGGTGGCGGTGGTGCTGGTGGTACTGCTGGTGGAAATGGTACTGCAGGTACAACAAATTCAGTAACTGGTATGGGTACTGGAGGTGGAGGTGGTTCTGCTAAAGCCGCTGCCAATGGTGGAAATGGCGGTGCAGGTGGATTCCCAGGCGGTGGTGGAGGTGGTGGAGCTTCTGTTGATACTGGATACTCAGCTGGTGTAGGCGGTACAGGTGGTGCAGGTCAAATCCGTATCGTGGGTATTGTATAAATGTATATCCCATTAAACATCCCACCAGGTGTTTACAAGAATGGTACTGAGTACCAATCTAAAGGACGCTGGAACAGTTCAACTCTGGTACGTTGGTATCAGAATACCATTCGCCCAATTGGTGGATGGCGTAAACGCTCTTCAACTCAACTTACTGGTTCTGCCAGAGGGTTGATTGCTTGGCGTGATAACAGCAATGTTCGTTGGACAGGAATTGGTACACATTCAAAGCTATATGCAATGAATGAAGGTGGTGTTGCTTACGACATTACACCTACATCTTTTACTGCTGGTATTGCTGATGCAGATACCAAGCTAGGTTATGGATATGGTGCTTATGGTACTGCTGCCTATGGTATTGCTAGACCAGATACAGGCTCCTACACTCCTGCTACAACATGGAGTATGGATACTTGGGGTCAGTATCTAGTAGGTTGCTCAAATGCTGATGGAAAGCTTTATGAGTGGCAGTTAAATACTGGTACTAAAGCCGCTGCTATTACCAATGCACCAACAACTTGTTCTGGTTTAGTGGTGACAGAGGAAAGGTTCTTATTTGCTCTTGGAGCAGGTGGAAACCCACGTAAAGTGCAATGGTCTGACCAAGAAGTTAATACAACTTGGACACCAAGTGCTACCAATCAGGCTGGTGACTTTGACCTGACAACATTGGGTTCTCTGATGTGTGGCAAGCGAGTTCGTGGTGCTACTATTCTGTTTACTGATGTAGATGTCCACTCAGCAACTTATATTGGCCCACCATACGTCTATGGATTTGAGCGTATTGGTACTGGATGTGGCGTTATTTCCCGTCAATCAGTAGCTGCTACAGACAACTCATGTATTTGGATGTCTAAGTCTGGTTTCTGGATGTTTGATGGCTTTGTTAAGCCTTTGCCATGTGATGTTGGAGATTACATCTTTAACAATATCAACTATCAGCAAGCATCTAAGGTCTATTGTGTCCATAACTCAGCTTATGGTGAAGTTTGGTGGTTCTATCCTAGTTCAGCCAGTGTTGAGAATGATTCCTATGTAAGCTACAACTATCGTGAAAACCATTGGGCTATAGGTACTTTTGGTAGAACTTGCGGTACTGATTCTGGTGTATTTGGCAAACCAATGATGGTTTCATCTGATTCTTATGTTTATGAGCATGAGATTGGCTTTACATACGACTCAATTACCCCATTTGCTGAGTCAGGACCAGTTGAATTAGCTACTGGAGATAGAGTAATGAATATTACTGGTCTAGTTCCTGATGAGAACACTTTGGGTGACGTTAAGGCTCGTTTTAGCACTAAGTTTTATCCTAATTCAACAGAATACAACTATGGTCCATATACCATGAATACGCCTACTTCTGTACGTATTACTGGTAGACAGATTGCCGTAAAGATTGAAGGCAACGTCAATACTGATTGGCGTGTCGGGACTATTCGATTGGATGGTAAGCCAGGAGGTTTGCGTTGAAGCTTCCAACTCCTACTCCTTCCTATGATCCTAGAGATCAGGCCAATGTTCGCAGACTTATTGAGTCTGAGGATGCAAACCTATATAAACGTAATCAGGATGTTGAGATTGGCTCTCGCAAGATAACTCCTCCCAACAGACTAATTATCTCTAGTCCAAATGGCACTAGATATGAGATTTTGGTGAGTAATATAGGTGTATTAACGGCTTCAGCAGTATGATTGACTATGAAAAGTATAGGATTGATGGAGAACTACCATTATGGTCTGTACTTTTCCAAAAAGTAGAAAAAATACTTCAACCTGCTTTAGAATACGACAATACACATAATCTGCAAGATGTAGCCGACTGTATTAACAGTTGTACGATGCAATTATGGCCTGGGACACAGAGTGCAATAGTAACCCAGATCCAGAACTTTCCAAGGATGAAAGTTTTGCACATATTTTTGGCGGGTGGTAATCTAGAAGAACTAGAGACACTATCCCCCCATATTCAGAAGTTCGCTGAAGACATGGGATGCCGCAAGATCACCTTAACAGGTCGAAGAGGCTGGTCAAGAACTTTTGTATCTAAATTTAACATGAAGCCAACACATTATTGGCTATCTACGGAGGTGTAATTATGTCTGGTGGCTCAAGTCAACAATCATCGCAGCTTGATCCTGCAATGCGTGATGCGTTCTTAAAGAACGTAACAAGCGCACAAGATGTAGCAGGTGGTCTGAAAGCCCGTGAGTTTGCGGGATATAACCAAGATCAATTAACTGGCGCACAGATTGCACGTAATTTTGCTGACCCTAATAGTGAAATATTTACAGGGTTAAGATCTGCTTTTAATGTTGCAGGACAAGCCGCTAATTACAACCCACAGAATGTCACTTATAACGCTTATAGCGGTGCTACTGTAGACCCTGCGGCTTTGGCTGCTCAACAAGGTTATACGGCTCAAACTGGTGCTGCCGCTAATGCAGGTCTTGCTCAACAAGCAGGATCACAAGGGTTTAATGCCGCACAAGCTGGTCCTGCCGCACAAGCTCAAGGTTTAGGCTATACGGCTCAACAATTTGGTGGCGTAAGTGCTGGCCCTGCTGAACGATTTGGTGGTGTTTCTGCAGGTCCTGCCGCACAAGCTACTGCTGCTGAACTTGCTCGTTCTAGTATTCGTGATGTTGGAGCACAAGGAGTTACTGGTGCAGGTGTAACTTCTGAAGCTTTAGGGCAGATTGCTCCACAAGCAAGGGCTAATATTCGTGATGTCAATGCTGGTTCATTCTTGAATCAGAACATTCAACAATACATGAATCCGTACACTCAGGCTGTAACTGAGCAAAGTTTGACTGATCTAGAGCGTTCTAGACAACTTGAACAACAACGTACTGCCGCACAAGCTACTGCTTCTAAAGCATATGGTGGCTCTCGTCAGGGTGTTGCTGAAGCAGAAACTAATCGTGCTTATGGTGAAAATGCCGCACGTTTGGTTGCCCAACAAAATGCCGCTGCTTATGCCGCTGCCCAACAAGCTTCTGAAGCTGATTTGGCTCGTCAGATGCAAGCACAACAACTTAATCAAGCACAAGACGTTGCTACTACTCAACAGTCTCTGCAACTTGCAGGACAGTTTGGTTTAGCTAACCAAGATGCTAATTTACGTGCGGCTTTAGCTAATCAGGGCGTTGACTTGTCTACTGGACAACTTAACACTCAAAATGCTCAACAAGCGGCTTTGGCTAATCAAGCTGCCGCCAACCAGATGGCTCAATATAATGCTGGCAACTTCCAACAAGCAGGATTGGCATCTCAAGCACAAGCCAATCAGATGGCTCAGTTTAATGCCGCTAATATGCAACAAGCAGGGTTAGCTAATCAGGCAGGTGCTAACCAAGCCGCACAGTTTGGTGCAGGTGCTCAGAATCAAGCCGCACTGCAAAATGCTGCAGCGCAAAATGCTTTGGCTCAATATAACGCTAGTAACCAACAACAAGCTGGTCAATTTGGTGCGGGTGCGGCTAACACTGCAGCTTTGCAAAATGCGGCTGCTGGTAATCAAATGTCTCAGTTCAATGCTGGTAATCAGCAAGCAATGACATTAGCTAACCTTGCGGCTCAAAACCAAGCAGGTCAGTTTGGTGCTTCTGCATTTAACCAAGCAGGTTTAGCTAATCAAGCGGCTTTAAATGCTCGTGCGGCTCAACAAGCAGGATTGACTCAGCAAACTGGCTTGACCAATGCTCAGAACTTCTTGCAAGCTAACCTAGCTAACCAACAAACTGGTTTAGCGGCTAATCAACAGCGTTTGAGTGCTGCAGGACAGATGGCAGGTATCTCTCAAGCTGGTCAACAAGCAGGTCTTGCAGGTTCACAAGCTTTGCAAAACATTGGATTGCAACAACAACAGTTCTCTCAGCAACAGTTGGATGCCATCCGCAATCTTCCTTTGGAGCAACAACAGATCATCAACCAAGCATTGGGACTCAATGTTGGTGGTGGTTCTGGTGCTACATCTACATCTACTTCCAAGCAAGGTCTGCTTGGTTTGCTCGGTCTGTAAGGAGTTTATATGCCTTTTAATCTTGGTTTGCTGTCAGATGCAGCACTTACTGGTCTTAGTGAAGACGAAAAGAGTAGCCTTCAAAAGCAAGCTACTCAACAGTTTTTACTCGGCTCTTTGTTAAGCAATGATCCTTCTATGGGATTGAAATCTGCTTACTCAGTACCAGAGCAATATTTGAGTGGTCAAAAAGCCATATCTGATTTACAAAATACTCAACGTCAACGTGCTGAAGTTGCTGGTTTCATGGAGAAATATGCTCCAACTCCGATGCAAGCAGGTCAACGTGCAATGGCTGGTGGAGGTGGTCCTACTAACATTGCAGCACAAAATCAACAGGCAATATTAAATACACCAATTGATTACAACAAAGCTTTAACAGATTCTTTGCGTTTATCAGGAAATCCTGCACAACCTCAGATTCGTGAAACATTAAATGCAATGCAACCTAAACTACAAGATGGTTTTATTGTTGGACCAGGTGGAAAGATTACTGGCTTTGCTCCAAAGGTTGATACAAAAGCTGGAACAGTTACAACTGGAGCTATGTTTGATGGTCAGCCTCAGTTTGAAACAAATGTGATAAAAGGTGCTGCTAAAGCTACTGCACTTAATACTTTACCTGAGTTGCAAAAGGGTGAACAGTATGCTTTTGACAACAATCAAAATGTAATAGGTATTGTTAATGCAAACGGAGCACTAGAGGCTTTAGCGGCAAGAACAAGAACAGAAACTGCTGCTCGTGAAGCTAATATTCCTCGTGCATCACAAACTTCAACTGGCGCACCTACTTATACATTTGTTAATCCACCAGCTATGCAAGGTCAAGGAGGGTCTGTTACGCAACCAGAAACAGGACCTAGTACGGCACAAGCTACTTTAAATGCAGCATTTAAGCCAATTCTTGATGACGCTTATAAAGGTTATCAAACAGCTAAAAAGACTGCGCCAGTAATTGACCAACTTCAAAATGCCTATAACAGTCCAGGCTTTGATACTGGCTCGTTTACAAATGTCAGAACTCAATTAGGAAATGTGTTTAATAGTCTTGGTGTATCTGGAGATCGAAATAAACAATTCTTAACAAATGCTATTTCTGCTCGTCAAGGTATTAACGCTTTAACAGGCGAAAGCTTATCTGAAGCAGTAGGTGCAATTTCTAATTTTGAAATTGGCTATTATGGTCAGCGTAATGCTCAAATTACAGATCCAAAAGAATCAACCAACTTTAACTTAGCAGTTTTGCGTGAGGCTAATAAGCGCAAACAAGACTACTATAACTTTGTTGCTGATCCTAAAAATGCTGGTCCTGATGTTCTTGCTAAATGGGAATCATCGCCACAAGGTCAAAAACAAATGTTTGAGGCTCCTGGTCTACGTAAATATTTGCCTCAGTTCCAAGTTAATGCTGGTCCAGATAAAGGCAAAACTGCTTACCAGTTGCCTAGTGGCGTTTATCGGGTTTATGACTAATGGCTACCAAAGATCAAGTATACGAATTTGCTAGGCAAGAAGCCCAAAGGCAAGGCGTTCCTTTTTCTTTGGTGCAAAAGATTGTTGAGACAGAATCTGGTGGCGCATTTAATGCCATTGGACCTAAAACTAAGTCTGGTGATCGTGCCTATGGTCCTATGCAGTTGATGAGTGCCACTGCTAAAGATCTTGGTGTTAATAGAATGGAATGGAAAGATAACATCCGTGGTGGAGTTAAATATCTAAGCCAATTAACAGAGCGTTTCCAAGATCCTACATTAGTAGCGGCTGCTTATAACGCTGGACCTGCAAATGTTGAAAAGTATGGTGGTATTCCTCCATTTAAAGAAACACAAAATTACGTTCAGAAAGTTGTAGGTACAAACATGGCTACATATAGAGATATTGATCCATCATTACTTGGACAAACAAGTCCTAAAATTGATTTGCGAGGAATGGCTACTCAAGATCAACAAAATACTGGATTTCGTGAGATTGATCCATCAATGATTAGGCAACCAGTAGTTCAACAAACACCTGTTAAACAGAATCAAGACTCTGTTGCCCGTCAAGTTGGATTGACTGCTCGTTATGGCATGGAAGGTTTAGGGCAAGTTGCTGACATTGTTGGTTCACCACTGAATATGTTGATTAACAGGGCTACTGGTAGCCAACTAGGTACTCCTAGTCAATCAATGTCAAACTTTGCAACCATGCTTGGTTTGCCACAACCTCAAACGGGCTTAGAAAGAGGTGTCGGTAATGTTACTCGTGCATTAGCAGGTGTCCCTGCAATGGCAGGTGTTGGCGGCTTACTTCAACAAGCACCTAATTTAACAGCACAAGTTGTTGGTCGTGGTTTGGCGGCTCAACCTGCAGCTCAAATGGCGGGTGCAACAGCAGGTACTGGTGCGGCTGAAATTGCCCGTAATCAATTTGACGTTCAAAATCCTTTGGCTTTGCTTGGTATTAACTTGGCAGCAGGTTTGCCAGCTAGTGCTGTAGCGGCTCGTGCGGCTAATATTCCTTCTGGGACAAACTATCGTGATCCAGTTACTGGTCAGTTAATTGAATCTGCTGCTCAACGTGGTGTAAATATTGATGTAGGTGATGTTGGTGGTCCAGGTTCTACATTGTTGCGTAAAACTCGTCAATTTGGCGATACAACACAAGATGCAAATCAAACAAAATCTGCTCAAGTTCGTAATTTGATTGAGAAAGTTACTGAGCAAGTTAAGCCAGCTTCCGTTACCAAAGAAGGTGGTGAAAAGTTAGTTATTGCTAATAATTTAAGAACTCAGTATCGAAATGCTAAAGATGCTGTTTCTCCAATATTTGATCGTGCTGAAAAGTTGGCAGGAAATACTCAAATTCCTTTGTCAAACACAAATAATGCAACTATTGAAGTTTTAGATAAGTTCCCTGCAGTTGCGGATAATGCGTTTATTACTAGACTTGTTGAACGTGCTAACAACCTGATTCAAGGTGGTGGTGGAACATATAAAGAGTTAAGAACTTTACAAAAATCAGTAGGTTCTGAGTTAAACAGAGTGCAAAAAGCTCCTGCTACATATGGTGAAGAACAAATAGCAGCTTTATCTAAGCTATATGGTGGTCTTTCAGATGATGTAAACGCTTGGGCGGCTCCTAGAACTATTAACAATAAGCCTGTTTACACACCTGCTGGCGCAGAACACGCTCGTGCAATGGAGCAATTTAGAAATACTGTTGTTCCTTTTAGACAAGATCAAGATATCTATAAGATAGTTTCTAGCAAAACACCTGCCAATGAAATTGACAGAATTGCACAAAGTTTTAGCCTGACAGGTAATCCTGCTACTGCCGATTTAGCAGTTAGCTTGATGTCTGATACTGGTAAACAAGCTGCTCAATATTCAATCTTAAACCAAGCCCGTAGTGCGGCTATCAATGCAGATGCAGCGACTATGTTGTCTTCACCTGCTTTTACCAGAACATTAAATTTAGGTAGGTCAGAACTACCATCTGCTCAACGAATAGTTATGGGTCAAACACCAGAGGTTATGGGTGAAGTTGGCTTATTGCGTAATATTGTTGATGCCACTCGTGGTGCTGTAACTCCTAAAGCCGCACCTCAAACTGGCGCACTCAATGTTCCTTTGATGACTACTGGAATGGGCGCAGGTGCTGGAGCAGGAGCAGCTACATCATTAGGATTTGATCCAACTTTAGGTGCTATGGCAGGTGTCACATTAGTTCCACCAATGGCTAATAGACTATCTAATGCTTTAAGTAGCCAAGCTGGAACAAGATATTTACTTGGTGAACAACTGCAAGGTGCAGGGGGTATGGGTGGAGCAATGGGTCAAGGTATAAATGCTGCGACTACAAAGCCAGAAGACTTCTTCCCTTCTGCCACTGGCCTCTTAGATCTGTTTAGATAAAATGAAAAAATGGACTGTTGCATTGATTGCCGCAGTCTGTTCTGTTGCATTTCTGGCCTTTTGTAGCTACATAATAATTTGGGCTATGCCGTGAAATGGTTACTAATGTTATCAATGTTTGTTATATTGGTAGCATCTAGTGAAGATAAATACAGATGTATCAGGTGGGCATGGACAGGTGATGTTTACAACCGAAAAGTAGTATGCCTTGAGTGGCAAAAAGTTGACAAAAAATGATTGATCCTCTAACAGCTCTAGCTGGCATACAGTCAGCTATTAGTATGGTCAAGAAGGCAAGTAAGGTTGCCAATGACCTAGGCTCTCTTGCGCCAATGATTGGCAAGATGTTTGATGCTAAGAGCGTAGCTACTAAAGCTATGCTTGAAGCTAAGAGGGATAAAAAAGGCTCAAACATGGGGGTTGCTCTCCAGATTGAGATGGCACTAGAACAAGCCAGAGCTTTTGAAGAAGAACTCAAGATGTTGTTCATGCAGACAGGCAAGATTGACGTTTGGCAAAAGATTAAGGCTCGTCAAGCTGAGATGGATAGGGATGATGCTAAAGAAATTGCTGCACTAAAGTATGCGGAAAAGAAAGCTAAAGAAAAAGAACAAGAACAACTAGAAATTGGTTTGGCAATTGGAGGAGTATTCTTTCTTGCTTTCCTTGTTTTTGTTGGTATTAACGAATTGATGGATTTCTGTGCAACTACTCATAGATGTGGCAGATGAATGAGTACCAGAAAACCTTTGATTTAGCACTCAAGATATTTATTTATGGGTGCGTTGCTTTGTATTTTCTGGGTTTTCTACGTTTTCTTCCTGACGATCTGTCTGACAGAATTGTTAATCTTCTACTCGGAAGGATTGGTTTAGGTAAATGAAATATGTATTACTTGTATTACTTGTATTTTTAGTTGGATGCGAAGATCGTTACCGATACAAGTGCCAGAATCCTGACTTCTTCCATGCAGCAGAGTGTCAAAAGCCTAAATGTTTATTTACTCAGCAATGTCCTGAGTATTTGGTAGCTCCAATATTAGATAAAAAGGTCAACGATGTCCAACCAGAAACCAAACCTAACAACTGAAGAATTTGAGGTCAGAGTTTGGGGATTTGTGGTCATTGTGGTCACATTGATTCTTTGCTTTATCGTCATTGCTTTGCTCTACTCTGTCACCTTTGTAACACAGCCAATCAAGAGTATGGCTCCAATTGACCAGGCATACACCAAGATGCTGAACGACATTGTTCTGTTGATTGTTGGTGGCATTGGTGGAGTGATGACTAAAAGAGCCGCTGGAGCTGTTTCTAGGGCTTTTGGCAGTCCAAATCAATCTCAGATGATGCAACCTATGTGTCAGCCAATGCAAGGCTCTTATGGCTCATCTTATACACCTACGCAATCTGCGTATGGTTTACCAAGTCAGCCCTTTGGTGCTATGCCAGTTTGGAAGAATCCAGAGTTAGATGAAACTTGGACACCTGGGCCACCTCCGACTACTCCTCCAGACCACTTGGAAGACAATGAAGAGCGTGAACATATGGCAATGGCTAGAAAAGAGGTTGAATAATGTTACCTATACCTTTACCTTGGTTAATTGTGGGTGTTTTGGTATCTCTCTTTGGTACATACCGAGTTGGACACTATTACGGGTGGTTAGAGCGTGATAACGACATGAAGATTGCTATTGCCAAAAAGAATGATAAAGCTCGTGAAATAGAGCGAAACATGGGTGAGAAACTTAATCAACAATCTGCCAAATTACAGGAAGCCAATGATGCCATCAACAAAAAAACTACTGCTCTTGCTGTTGCCAATCGTGCTGGCAAGTTGCGCCTCTGCCCCACCAGTAACGTACAAGCCCCCACAAATTCCCCCGTTGCCAGCGCAGATCCAAAAGCAACCAGCCAACCTGACAGACAGGCTAATGAACCTTCTGATGCCGAAAGAGCAACAATTGATGCCATCGCAGAAATAGTGGCTCAAGGGGATAAAAATACTGTCGCTTTAAATGCTTGTGTGGATTCGTACAATCAGATGAGAGATTTACTAAATGTCAGTAAATAAAGAACAACTCCGACAACTTCATATTGGTGAGCAATGGGTAGATGCTTTAAATGCTACTTTTGAGCGTTTTGACATCTCTACACCCACACGCCAAGCGGCTTTTATTGGTCAATGTGGACATGAGTGTGGAAACTTCCGCATCTTAGAAGAAAACCTAAACTATCGTGCAGAGGCTTTACAGAAGTTATGGCCCAAACGCTTTGATGCCGTCAAAGCACAGATGTGCGCTAAGAATCCTAAGTTGATTGCCAATACTGTTTACTCTAATCGCATGGGCAACAGGGATGAGGCTTCTGGGGATGGATATCGTTTCCGAGGAAGAGGATGTATACAGCTTACTGGATCTGCAAACTACCACCATGCAGGTCAAGCACTAGGTGTTGACTTCATTATGGAGCCTGATTTAGTTGCTACTCCACAGTATGCTGCCCTCACAGCGGGGTGGTTTTGGAACACGCATAGGCTTAATGAATTTGCTGATGTTAGAGACTATAAAACCATGACTAAGAAGATCAATGGTGGCTTTATTGGGCTTGATGACCGCATCAAACACATAAATGAAGCTTTACAAGTCCTGACTTCTTAAACTAAACTGTAACAATTCTGCTATAAGGTGTTGAAATGCCTAACATTCCTACACCAGAAGATGTACAAGTGTTTGCACAAAGTGTCAAAAAATGGCAACAAGTGCTCAATCTTAGTGATTGGAGAATAGAAAAAGGTAGCAAAGCAGCTAAAGAAGCAATGGCTTCTGTTGAGTTTAATACTACTGCTAGGTTGGCTACTTATAGGTTGGGAGACTTTGGTGCTGAGAAGATCACGCAAGAGTCTCTAGATCAGACTGCTTTACATGAGCTACTTCATGTGTTTTTGCATGATTTGTTAATGGTGGCAACAGACCCTAAATCTTCAGATGAGGACATTGAGATGCAAGAACATAGAGTCATCAACCTTTTAGAGAAGTTACTTTCAAGGGATTCCAATGGGTTCACATAATGAGACTTGTACGGATATGGAGTTCATCCAATTATGGGAGAAACTTCAATCTGCTACAGAAATAGCCAAACACCTTGGAATTCCAAATAGAGCAGTTCATTTGCGTAGAAGGTGGATTGAAGAAAACCATAAAATCACCCTAATAGCAAAAGATCATCGTGGTGCTAACTATGCTGCCACTAGACCCAAATCTTTCTCTCCTTTAAGACAAGTCAAACTAGGCATACTGGATGGCACTGTTATTGTCTTCTCTGATGCTCACTTCATACCTGGTCAACGAACTACGGCCTTTAAAGGGCTTCTATGGGCTATAGAACAGTTTAAACCCAAGGTAGTGATATGTAACGGGGATGCTTTTGATGGAGCGTCTATATCTCGCCATGATATAACTGACCAACCCCAAACCACTGTCATCCAAGAGCTAAAGGCTTGTCAGGGTGCGTTGGGTGAGATAGAAGAAGTAGCTAAAGCAGCAAGGCACAATGTAAAGCTTCTGTTTACATGGGGCAACCACGACATTCGGTTTGGCAATAGATTAGCCCAACACGCACCCCAATTTAAGGAAGTTCAAGGCTTTAAGTTGACAGACCATATCCCAGATTGGGACTTCTGTTGGGCAGTATGGCCTACCGAGCAAGTCATTATCAAGCACCGATATAAGGGTGGAATCCATGCAACACACAACAATACAGTTAATGCTGGTGTGTCTGTTGTTACTGGGCATCTTCATAGTCTTAAAGTAACACCATTCTCTGACTACAACGGATGTAGATACGGGGTAGATACAGGGACTTTGGCTGAGACTGATGGTCCACAATTTACTTATGCTGAAATAAACCCAAGCAACCACAGATCTGGTTTTGCAGTGCTGAACTTCTTTAATGGACAGTTGTTATGGCCTGAGTTGGTCCATAAATTTGATGAGGATATGGTTCAGTTTAGGGGAGAAGTCATTGATGTAGGTGCATTTTGAGTGCTTGGCTAATCATCTTGACAGGTGCTATCTACGCCTACATAGCTGGTGAGCAGTTATACAAAGAAAACCCGCATATGGCTATTGTCTATGCGGGTTATGCGTTTAGCAATGTAGGGCTTTATCTGTTGGCAAAGTAGTTTATAAGCTACTAAACTTCTTTCTGGAAGACTCCATTTGGCAAAAGAGTACCCCTACGATTCTTGATCTGATCGTATGCAACTTCCATGCAGTCTACCAGATGAATGTCTTGTAAAGCGCAGTAATTGATAAGGCACACCATGACATCACCAACAGCGTCAATAACAGCTTCTTTGTCTTTTTTAATGGTGGCATCTGCTAGTTCTCCCATTTCGGATACTGCTTTGAGTAACTGAGACTCTGGATTGCTATTTGGGATAATCTTACGGGACTCTGACCACTGGATTATCTTCATTTCTATTGCTGCGTAACTCATTTTATTGCCCTCATAATTCTTTGGTTCCTACCAAATCTTCCTCTTTTTACACCTGTAACTTCTATAAAACCTTTATCCAACAATGCTCTGTATCTAGCAGTTATTGAGGAATAAGGAAATTGTGGATACATCTTTAGTATCTCATCTGAGATACATCCATCTGGATGGCTCTTAATGGCCTCGTAGACCATTTGTTCTAGCTTGGTGCTATCTACTGCTTGAGCCGCCTCATGGCTTGTTGCAGGGTCTTTTTTTCGTACCAATAAGCTTGGATCAGTACCAAACAATCGGTTGAAAGTATCTTTGAAATAAACAGTTGTTAGTAAATTCATTATTGACTCCTATTAGGTGGGGCTACTAACTGCTCGTCCGAAAGCTTGAAAGTCTTTGCACAGTTTTCGCCCCGAGAAAAGTTTATCAGAAAGGCATATCCGAGTCATCAAAGTTCGTTGCTTTAGAACGCTCTGATGGCTTTGCTTGTTGCTCTTTGGGTGATACTGCTAAACCCATAAACTTACCGCCTTTGCCTTCTTTGACCCAGGCAGACAACCAAAAGTCTTTACCATTGATTGTAATATTTCCTTTGTAATCAGGATGTTTTTCTGTTTCTTTCTTGTCATTTTTAAACAGAACACCTGAGTTATCGTGCTTATCCATATTAACCTTTCGCATTTTTTAATGCACTTCTTACTTTACTAGGAAGCAAAGTCCATAGAGCGACTTTTTGTTCGCTATCTAAGTTCTCTTTTTCCAACTTTACCCAAGCTGTCTTAGGTTCTTCATTCTCGCAGATAGCAATCAATTCCATTGCTAACTCTCTGAGATAATTCTGTTCATCTTCTGGAATGCTATCCATTGCACCTTGTGTTGGTGTAATGATTGGGGTTTGCTTCTCTTCCTTTACTGGTGGAGAAGAGTCAAGCGCATCATGCTCAACAATTTCCATTGCAGACACCCAGAGATAGCGTCTAGTGTATGTTTCTACTGCACCAAGATTCTGGATAGGATGGCAGCCTTTGAGATTTGCATCTGCCATAGGGCTTGTCAGAACAATCTGAGAGCCATCATCTGTATCTGTGATACACAGAGTAGCCAGATCCTTGTCAAATGACACTACACCGCACAATCCAACCTTGTAGAAGATCTGATTGATTGTTGGCAGAAAGTCTCCAAGTTCAAAGTATTGATATCCTGCAAACTTGTTGTGGCCTGACTTTTTAAGTGGAGCCGCTTGCAAGGCAATCCTTGCTTCCATTAACTTTTTATGTACACCCATGATTTTTCCTTAAGTATTATCTTCTAACTCTGAATCAATGATAAATTTTTGATCTTCAATATCTAAGTCTTTAAACTCGATAAAGTGGTTTTCTTGGCAGCAGTGCCATTTCTCACCTTGTGGCTCTAAGCAGTAGCAGCAGTACGGAATATCTGCAAATTGCTCTCTGTACTGTTCAAACAAGCTTTTCATTGGATACGCTCTACTTTCTTAGCCAACAAGTATTTGTCGCCTAGATTGCGTACTGAACGCACCCATTTGAGCTGGTAAGACCTTTTTGTCTGTTCGTCAACATAGTAACCTTGAAACATTTGACGCACATGACGGAGTATCTGAATGTTCATTAACCTTCTCCTGTTTTGTTAAGGTGAAGTAAATGTAAACTACTATTTTATCAATTTATATAGGGATATACCCTAATAGACAGACCATATAAAACCACTACGATTTGCGTATGAACATCGAACAAATTGAACAAACTTGTGCGGAAACCTTACAGGGCTACGCAAACCGAATGGCTAGTGTCTATGTAGATGAGCCAGAGGACTTTACTGCCTCTGTGACAGCTCTACTTTGTAGAACACTAGAGATCCATCTGAACCGCCCAATTAACCTGGAGAACCTTTACAAATGACCCAACAAGCAATTATTCGAGCTTTACAGAATGGGCCACTTACTGCCCAAGAGATGGAGAATCTAACTGGCATCCCAAGAACTTCTATCGTTGCTGCTTGCAAGAAGATGTTTCGCAAAAAGGAACTTACTGTTGAGAAAGTCAAGGTACATCGTGCTTGGGTCTGTAAATATACCCTAGAGCCACATATGATTGAGGCTACAAAAGCCGCCAATGATGAGCCTTACAACAAGTTAAATCCCTTTGATGTACGCAATGCTAAGGGTATTTTTACCAAGTCTGAGTATGCCGTGATGAACAATCAGGCTAGAAACTTCTACAAGGGCAATCCTAATTTCACTAAAGAAATTACCAATAATCAATATATTTGATACAATGTTTTGAAACACGGCTAGATAGGGCTTGATCTCCCTATCGAAAAGAGAAGTCTCCCCTCCTGCCGCAGTTTCTTTTGGGAGAATTGGAACATGAGACAGATATGCACTATTACCAATTCAATATTGGTGACTACAACAGTCACACCATGCACCTTTCCGAGACTGAAGATCTTGCTTTTCG